TTGCTATCATTCGAGGGCATGGGTAGATATCACTCTTGTCTTTTCGTACACTGTTGTGGGTATAGATCCCTGGAGTGCCTTTGAAGGCTTCCGTATCAATTGCGAATATCTCTTTTCTGTATGCCTTGGGTATGTTGTAGGTTTCGCAGAGGTACACCAATAGTTGCCGGGTGCTTTCAATCTGTGCATCCGTATACTTGTGCCAAAGCACATGACCTTTGAAGGGCTTATCCAGGACCGTAACCTCCGAAGGATCTATCACGCTCTTCACATAGTTGATGTACTTACCATTGACCTGCTTCAATGGGCCCCAATTACACACCTCAATGCCCACAGATAGCTTGTTAAGGTTCTGATATCTCACCCCATGAGGTGCGAAGTCTTGATTATCTATTCCGAGGTGGTAGGCCCAGTGCTTCGAGCTGAAGCATTGCACTATTGTACCCTTGTTGCCAATAACGAAGGCAGTAGCTATCCTTTCTGCATTACTCTGCCACCATCGTGATACGGCTACAGCATCACCATTGCCTGCCGTATGGTGCAGGTATATCTGTGTTTTCTTAGACTCCTCAGGAAAATATTGATTGTCAGATAGGCGTGCCTGTAATATCTTGGTTGTGTCTAATTTCATCCGTGTCCTTTTTGATTTCCTTAGCTCTTGCGAATAGGTTCTTCATTGCCTGCCATAGGTCGAGGCCCTTTACTGCCTTGTAATTTTCATTGATTGATACCACTTCAATGGATACCAGGATCAATGATAATATCTTTGTGAGCATTAAAGGTACAGAAAAAAATGTCAACACTATATCATTAAGGATAAAATAGTCAATTAGATAGAATAAAATCACGGTTACCTCATACAGTAACATCTTAGATATCACAGCAGACAACCTGCGTGAACTGATTTTTTCCTTTTTCTTACGTGCTTTCCATATCCCTGTCACCGTATCCATACTGATGGCGAACCCTATCAGGAACATCAGCCCCCAAATGGGTGTAAAAAATGCACTAACCATGCTAATATATATGGGCCATTTAGATTGAAATGATGCAAGCAATATGGATAGCTGTGTTTTCACAGGATCAATATGCTGTTATTGTACCCATTTTCACGGAAGTTACCACACATTCCTGTGCAAGTCAACTGCCAAGGAGTGATGCACTGGCAAGTGGCGAACATAGGACGTAGGTCAGTATCTGTATTGAGTGCTGATATGAATATAGGAAATAGATTTTTGTTAGCCAATAGCCAACGGATCAGCCTCTGCTCAAAGAATGATGCCTTCTGTGCATAGTGCTCCATGCCAAATGCTACCTCACCACGGGATACGCTTGCTGAGTAGTCACCATTCTGAGTCTGAAGTCCTTTGTTTTTCAATTGATAGCTCAACCCAAATACAGCATCCTCTGCAGACCTCCATGCAATGACCGGCTGAATAAATTCAACCAGGGTTATTTCATCATTGGTCAAGGTCTGAGCATTGTATGCAGTGAGCAGATGGTTGTAGAATGTGGTGCCAAGGATAGGCTGTATCCTTAGAGCACTCTGAGTAGCTATGTATGGTGTCACATCCGTTACATCCACATTGGCTGTGATGGGTGTGTTGGTCTTAAGGTAGTTTTCAGTTATGAAGTAAAGCATTATACTATAGGTGTTTGAGCTGCAGCTGCAGCATTAGCAGCATTCTGTGTAACATCTCCACCCTCTACCGGAGGCAATGAGGCAAGGGCACGTATCTCATTAATGGTCATAGTCTCAAGTACTTTGGTAGCAACCAATGGACTCAAGGTATTCAATGCATCGTTAGTCTTAGAAGTCTCTCCCTCAAGCTCCACAATAGTCTCATTGATTATTTGGAAGTTATTGATCGTGAAGTGAGCAGGCAGCTTAGCAATGCCAAGGAGCTCATTGAAGATGGTCTCTACCTGGGCACGTATCTTTTTGACTACGTTTTTCTCAAATATCACATAAGCCTGCTTAATATCCGAGCCACTACCCAAGGAGCCTGTGGTTCTAACACCCATAAGAATAGGGTCGATAGTGTGAGCAAAGCAAATCTGCTCAGTATTGAGGGCAGATGCCTCGTGAAATAACTTATCATTTGCGTTGGTTGGTAATGCTTCAATCTTTGGAAGTTGATCCTGGCTATTGGCAAAGAATGCAACCGCTTTACCTGCGTTCTGTGCACCTTTTAACCTATCAATAGTCTCCTTAATCATGTGCTTCTCCTCCTCTGATTGTGGTCTTTTTGGGAACATCATAGCAAAGGATGGGAATATACTGTTTTGAATGTTACTCTTTGCAAAGTATGAAAGCTCACCGCTTAGAAAAGCAAAGTTTAATGCCGATGTATATTGAGGTAGCGGATAGTAGTCCTGCCCAACAGAATGGACCTCATAGCAATAGAGCTGAACTTCATCTTTGCAGGTCATGTGGTAGGGCTTTATCTCTACAACATCCAAGCGTTGAGACCAGTCATTGCTCAAATAGTACTTTTTCTTGCACCGTGATACCCTTACTTTCTCAGGGCTTACGTTGTAGACCTTGACAAGCTTACCTTTTTCATTGAACACAAGCTTGAAGTATATCCGATTATGCAATATGAGCTGCTGAGTAACCGCTTCAACCGTGTGCTTGAGTTTAATCTTTCTTTCCCAGGTGTATAGGTCCACCTTTTCCTGTGCTGTTAGCTTCTCAGCATCCAAGGCATAGCCTCCACCGATAACGGCATTGGTCTTGAAGTCCACAATGGCACCATGAAGTGGTGAGCTGAAGTACATTTGATTTAAGACCTCGGGATATAGGTTCCCCTCACCGAAGTCTACCCAGTTACCTGCTGTCCATCTACCATTTACGTAGGGTAGTGTCAAGTTACCTCTACCAACAGGTAGGAATGGGGTGCTGAAAGCCTGGTATCCTTCCACTACGGTAGGACCCTGCTCTTGTTTTCTTGTAAATATATCGTACCAAGCCATGTCTATGTGTATACTGATGAAGGTGCAGGTCCACTAACTACCATTCTACCCTCCTCAATAACTACACCTGTAGTCTGAGCAATGCTCAAAGGTGTGGTGAATGGTCCACTCTTCTCATATATCTGATAAGTGTATTGACCTACAACAAGGCTGAGGTCAGTGGGCTCTACTAAATTGAATAAATTGTACCGCTCAGGATACGAGGATGTATCTGCAGCAGTGAATAAGATCTGCGTTCCTGTGTTGGTATCAAATTCGTTGGTAAACACAAAGAGGTAACTCGGGTTTGTCACCGTTGTTACCTCTGTAAGTGTGAGGACTATTTTGTTACTTGAATTTTGAGCAATGTAGATCATCTAAGTATATTGTCAGACCTACACGGAAATGTTCAAAATTAGAAGTTAACCCCGATAGCTTGAAGAGCAGCAGGAGTCATGGTTACCTCGTATGCAAGGAACTCATTTTCTGCAACCAAAGTAACTGAGTACTTGGAACCATCTGCACGAGCTGTACCGGAACCTTCACCTGAAGCAGATAACTGCATATAAGGGAAGTACCAATACTTACCATTAGCATCTTTTACGATGGCAGATAGATACTGCTGTCCTGAACCTAAGATTTTGATAGCTCTTGAAGTAGCCATCTCTCTGCGGTGGAACATTAAGTTGATAGTCTGAGTCACGAATGAGCTACCATTTACAAGGTCAGCTGCAAGTTCCTCAGTGTAGTTAGATGTGTTTCTGCGGATGTAGTAGTCAGTGAAAGTGATAGTAGGAGTTAAAGAGAAAGCTGTTACTTCCCAGTCACCAGGTGCTACTGTGTTAACTGTCACACTAACTACATCATCCTGTGGGATTAAGGCTATCCCATGCAAGCCGCCTGAGTTATTCTCACAGCTCTTGGCAACCGCTTCTAAAGCTTGGCAAACATTTGGCATGATTAAAGTGTATTAAAGAGCCCCCTTTTCAGAGGGCTCAAGATTATTATTAAGAATAGAAAACGATTTCACCTGGGTTAACATAGTGGAAGCCAATCTTCATGTCCGCACGAGTACGGATGTAAGGCTCAGCAACAGTATCACGTAGGTTAACCGCACGCAAATCAGAGCTATCTCCTTCAGCATCGAATGCATAGATAAGGTTGTCTT